CTAAAAATCGACTAATTTATTAACCCGTGATATTTGCGCCTCTGTGAGCGGATATCGCTGCATGTGCTGCTCCATCGCATACATCGCAAATGTCGCAACTCCGCCGAGTTTTTTGCCTTCGGCGTAACCTGCAAGCTCCCGATAATTTTTTACCGGAACTAAAATTGTCCGCTCATCTTCCGATTTCCGTCCGTTGACAATTCCCTTGATTGCCTGACTTTTAACCAGCACCGAAACCCGTTCCAAACCTTCCGCATGAGCTGCTTCAGTTAAATTTTTGTACTGCTCATCCGTAACCGTAATCGTAATTTTTCTACCCATTGACTTTCCCCCTAAAAATATTTTTATAACGAATTGATAATGTCCGCATCGACAATCCCGCTGCCCAATTCTACCGCAAGGTTCATCGCCTTACGCACCCAGTTATTCACCAAAAGCGGATAGGCTATGCTGTATACTTGCGGTTGATTGCGGAGCTGCCGCCGCAATCTCATCGAGAGTGCCTTGCACCCTTCATCACTTATGATTGATTTTCGCTCCGCATTGAGCCGCGAAAATTTCAGTTCCAAATACGCTGCAATCTCTTTTCCGCTTGAAAGCGGTTCAAGTTCAAGTATTTCCATTCGCCTAATCACTTCCCGCGCTTCCCAGTTTTTCGCTTCATCCAGTTTCGCTTTCAGTTCAGGCTGTCCGATTAAAATAATGGACAAAAGCTTTTTAAATCCGTCCTCAAGTTCCCAAAACCGTTTTAAATATTTGAGCGTTTGAATCGCCAAGTCATGTGCTTCCTCAATCATTAAAACATGGCTCCAACCTGCCCGCCCTGAGTTCGTCAGTATTCTTTCAATCTGCCGCGCCTTCGCTTCAAGGGATCGCTTCGGCGCCTCGCCTGAACAGTCCTGTATTATCGCATCGCAGATACTCGATGCGGTCAGCCGGGACTTATCGATTATTCGCGGAATAATCACCCTGACCTTTTGTCCTTCCGCCTGCATGCGGTCTATCGCATACCGCCTGATTGTTGTCTTACCGCTTCCCGATTCGCCGATAAGCGCCACCATGCCGCCAATTCTCGCCGTCTGATAAAGGTACTCCGCAATAAACCGCGTATCTTCGGTCATGTACACATCTTCAGCTTTTGTTACATCCCCTACGAACGGATCGCAAGGCAACCCAAATTGTTTCATCGTTTTTAGTGTTAGCATCTTTTTCTCCTATAAAAAATTTTTTAAGAAAACATCAGTTTCCGAAAAAATAAAAATTTTATCCGAGCATTGCGTCGGGTCTTTGCGAATATTCCGCTGCAAAACTATCTATCATATTTGCCGGAACCGCATTGCCGTACTCCGCCCGCATCCTATCAATAAAGCCTTCGGGAACATAACCCAATCGTGCTTTAAGCCGCTTCGCCGCTTCCGCTCCGCTTATTACAATCTCATGCACGCTGACCGTATTGACCGCAACCTGTTCACCTGTTTGCTGCCGTAAAAAGAGAGACTTTGCATCAATATTTGAATGAGCTGCAAAGCCTTTCCCGTCCGTGATTTTCGTAAACGGCTTTTCTTTCGTTCCTTCCGAAAGCACCTCCAATTCTTTTGCCGTTTTTTCGCGTGCTGTGTCTCCGGCTGATTTGTAATTTTTACCGGTAACCGCCGCTTGTATATCAAAGCCGTTTTCGTCATACTCTATCGGCTTTACCTCGTATGCAACAACCTGTCCCAAGTATTCAAAGCTCACTTTAACAATCGGCTCCGTGTCAACCAGGATCGGCTGAACGGTTACCATTTGCCCAACCGTTATTCCTGCAAACCCGTGAAGGCTATACCGCCGCGATTCTTTAACAAGCGGATGCACTATACTGATTGAAAGGTCGCCTGCAACGCGACGGCTTTGAATCCCTGCCGTAAAAATCTGCCTGCATATTTCAGGATCGGGAAGTTCCCGAAGCTGCTCCGCCGTAATCCGCTGCCACAGTTCCGTTCTGCTTCCTATCTTTTTTCCGTGCCGCGTGAGCCTCGTGTCTTGGTGCGGAATCATATTTGCATTGTACGCCGCACACCACCGCTCCACCGCTTCGTTTAGCTCTTCTATGCTGTGTACCGGCTCAAGCCGCAAGCGGCTTTCAAACTGAGTTTCCACAATGTTATTGCTCACCTCGACCTGCCCCTTTGCCCGCGGGTTTCCCGGCAAGTGCGGCTTCGTTTCAACATGCAGTGCCGTCAACGCAGCCGTAACCGACTTTGCCGTATTTCCCGTGCCGCAGTCCCACACCAAAAGTTCCGGTAGCCCGTGAAACACATACAAGGGATTCTTTTTTTGTCCCCAGGCGTACAGCAAAAAGTCGTACATGTTTGCAGCCGACTCTCCCATCGCTGCATAGTAGCGCACACAAATAGAACTTGAAGTATGGTCGGTTAAAACATAGCGCCAACACTTCATTTTTCCTTCGCGCGGATTTTTGTTTTTGTACACTTCATCGGCATCGTACATCTTTTGACTGCCGTCCGGCGCAAACCATATCAAACACATTGACGGATCTGCTTGATGCACTTGGTTCGGGTAAAGCGTTCTCATTCTGCTATGCGGCGCAGGCTTTTTGGCTTCAGCGATTGAAAGTTTATTTTGAACCAAAAGCTCCCGCAGACGGCTGTCGGCTATCGTGATATTGATACCGTTTGACTGCAAGATTGACCGCGCAACCGGTACACTCATAGTCGCTTTGCCGTTTTTGCGTAAGGATTTCCGCAAAAGTGCTGCAACCAGTTTTAAGTCCTCTTTATCGGTTCCGCTCGTACCGGCATCTTTTCTCATCTTCCTGCCTGACTGCCAGCCGTTCTCATTTAGCACCTTGTATGCTTTCGCTCTCGAAAAAGCGAACATCCGGCACATTTCATCAACAACAGCCTTCCGCTCGGCGGCGCTTCCCGCCGCGGACATCCTGCTCACAAAAGGCTTATACATGAGGCTACTCCTCGTTTATTATTTCCGCTTTCAAAACTTCCGTTTCGCTTGCCGACCGGTCTGGACGGATATTTTCAATCATGTCGTCAAGCTCATCCGTGTAATCGAAAATACTTGAAAGGAAGTCTTCCGGCTCTAGCGTAATAAAATCCTGCAACTGAGTGATATTGACATCCGGTATTTGCTGTGCTTCGCTGATTGTCTGCATCAGACAATGTACCGCATGGCTCGCTTCTCCCACTTCTCGAAAAAGCCGTTTTTTAAGTTCATCAAGCTTTGCCTGCGCAAGCTCCTCTTTTGTCGGCGGCTCTCGGTAGCGCAACTCCATTTCAAGCTCATTCAGTTTTTGCTCTTTTTGCCTGATTGCAGCTTCCTGTGCTTCCCGCTCTTCCTTGCGCTTTTTCTTCTCCGCTCGAAGCGCTGCTTTCAGTTCCTTAACCGTCATTTGATCAACTTCATCAAGTGTTCCGATACCTTCAAGTACTTTTCCACTATCGAGGACTTTAATGCTTTCTTCATCTAAAGCTGTTAAAGCCATAAGCTTTGACTTATCCAAATCGCCAAACGTTTGGCGATTTGAAAATTTTCTAGCTACAGCCATAGCATATTTTGCTGTTGATTGAGCCATACCTAATCCTTCAAGAGCTATTAAAAATTGTCCATGTTCTTCGTGGGCTTTTAATAGTAATATTTGCTTGCCAAGTTCAATAAAAGCAGTTGCCGTTTGTGCCTGATAAAACTTTGCCCGTTCTATAACAATATGCAAGTTATAGCTTTCCCCCTCAGGCAAATAAAGCTCATCTATTTTTTTAATCTCAAGCTCATTTTCTTCTTGCTGCTTTGCCAAAACTTGCATTGCCCTTGTGTCTTCCGTTCCTTCAGGGTTTGGTTTTCGTCCTCTGGTTTCTTGTTTCTCGCTCATAGAATCTCCTTAATTCACCGCTCCGATGAACTCTGCTTCCGCTTTCGCAAGTTCCAATCGGGCTTTTTTATAATTTTTTAATATATCTGCAGAGATACGCCCAAAAACTGGCGAGAGTCTGCACTTGTTGTTCTCATCTCTTTGTATCCAACCGTATTTTTCAAATAAGGCTAAATCTCTGCAAATATTGACATTACTTGTGCCGACAAGCTTTGCAAGTTCTTTGTTTGTCAGCCCCTTGATATGATTTTTATACAAATGTTCTATAATCTCAAAAATCCGCTCTTGCGCCGTCAGTTTTTCCATAGTAACACCTTGTCCCTCATGTTCAGTCCGAGCCTAACCAACCATCCGATCCGCCAACGCTCGCCCGCTTCTTTAATGCGGATTGCCGTTCGATATAAAAAGCCTTGCATACACATCATCCTACAATGCCGCAACATCAAGCGGAATTTGCTCATAGCTGCCGTCTTCTTTTCTGGAATAAAAGCGCATGTATGTTTTCGAGCTGACAACCTGAATGCTGTCCGTTATTGCCTGCATCGCTTTCAGCCATTTTTCATCGCTGATCTCCAAACGGCGAAGTCCCAAAACCCGCGTCGTGCTGATATTGCCTTGCTTATCAACCGCAAACGCATTGTCAACCAAAGCCTTTAATTCGGGTCTCGCACCGTTTGACCATTCTTTGATACACTCGTCAATGAGCTGTTTTGCAATTTGCAACTTTTCGTTAAACTGTAAATTGTCGTTGACCGCCACCATCAGCTTGTACTTACCGTTGTAAGTGGTGAGCGTTACATTCCCTTTTTTGCCGCCCCACTTAACGCCGTGCTCTTCAGCCGAAAGCACTAAAAACTCTTGAATATCACTCCACACCCCTTGCTTGAACGCTTTCAACGCATCCCGCATCGCAAAAGTTTTTTCCATAATCGCTTTAACCGTCTGATCCCGCAAGCGGTCAACATCCTTAACCATCTCCACCGGCACCTGCCTGCCCTGTGCATCTTCCATAAATTGTTTAGTCATGTTGTTTCTCCTCTTGTTTTTTTTGACAATAATTACATAAATATCCCGTATCTGTTTCTTTCCAGTTGAACGCCCGTGCGATTTTTGCATACATAGAGGCTGTCGGTTTTATTCCTCTTCCCTTTCTTTCTAATATAGAACTACCGCAACCTTTACATATTATTTTTACTTGCATTTTGTTTCTCCTTATTTGTACGCTTTTCAAAGCAGTCTTTACAGATATAACCTTTAGGCGTAGGTATAAGTCCAAAAAAATCAGCCATGTTTTTCATGTCTTCCGGAGAAAGATAAGCATCTTCTTTTAATTCCATCTCAACCTTAAAATTGCACATAGTACATCCGATTTTAATTTCATGTTTCATCTTTTCCCTCTCCTCGTTAAAATAAACTTTGCTGGCGGTCATCCTCAATATGCGTAAGCGTATTGAGTTTCAAAAACTCATCGACTGCCTTTTCGTAAAGCCGCGCTGTATTTAACGCATTCCAACTTCTCATGTCAAAATACTCTTTTTGTGCAAGCCGCATGTTACGAACCAACTCGATAAATTCATCAGTACTTGTTTCACCTTTCATACGACATTCTCCTTTACTGCCTTTTTTGCAGCTTTAATCACCGCATCCCAGCTCGGAAGCCCCAACTTGTCCGCAATCTTTTGCTGGATACGCGCCGATGTCCGCTTGCCGTGCATCACAGCAGAAACAGAATTACTGCGGACTCCAAGTTCGTCCCCAATGTCTTCATTCGACACACCGATGAGCTGCAGCTGATATTTAATCCAGCCGCCGTACTTATTCCCAAGCGTTCTATTCTTGGGCTTGAGAATTTTTCTTTTTTGTGGTACCATATAATCGTCCTTTGCCTGACTGACAGGCTTGATTTTGTTTGAAAAGCGAAAGCTCATTTTTCGCTTTTCTTTTTTTACCGGTTAAGTGCTTGTCCGCCCTAGCCGATAATTATATTATACTACAAAATGTTTTATTGTCAAGAGTTTTTACCACAAAAAAACATAAAAAGTATACTTTTTTATACAAAATGGGGTATTGCATGACCATTGGAGAGCGATTAAAAAAAATAAGAGAAGAAAAAGCATATAATCAAGGCGAATTTGCTAAGTTTTTAGGCATAAATCAACAAAGTTTGAGCAATTATGAGACTAATAAACGAGATATCCCCGAAAAGGTAAAAATTTTATTACAACAAAACGGTGTAAATCTCAATTGGCTTTTAACAGGTTGCGGAGAGCCGTTTTTATATGAGTCACTAGGAGAAAAAACAACCCAAGACAATATAACTTTACAAGTACCCGACCGGATAAATGGTTTTGTTATTCCTGTTTTAGAACAAAAGCTTTCTGCAGGGTATGGAGATGATTTACCGGATGATGATACGCCAAGCACATATATTTTAGTTCCAAAATATTTATCAAAGTACGGCACAAATTTAGTCGCTCTATATGTCGATGGTGATAGCATGGAGCCGACATTAAGTCGTGGTGATATGATTGTTTGCGATTCGTGCGGGTGGACTGGCGAAGGTATTTATGCTATTCAAATGGATGGAGCAGGATTTGTTAAACGGCTTACAAGAAAACCGGGAAAGCTTGTTGTAATATCTGATAATCCTATATATACACCCTACGAAGTTTCTATTGAAAGTGAAGACATTCGTATTATAGGACGCGTACATGGTGTATTGCATGGCATTGAATAGGAGATTTAAGTATGAACAAAAAAGATAATCTACAGGGCTGGTTACTAATTATTTTTGTAATGTGTATATCAGCAGTTTGTACCTTTTTAGGAATAGGATTGTGGTTATCTGTTTTAATTTCTGTACTATCAGTTCTTTTACTTGGTGGAATCTATGGTGTCTTGAAGTCAAAAGTTCATGAAAAACATGCAAGCGAATCGCAAGACGGAGCAATTTATGCTGTTTTTGAAGATAAAAATAACAATACTAAACTTGTAAAATTTGATATTAATGATTATCCTGCGGATATTCCTGCATATCTTGCTTGTGCTTTAGAAGCAGAGGCGCAAGGTGATTTTTTAAAAGCAAGAGTGTCATATATGCAAGCAACCGAAATTTTAAAAAATCGATGCTCTAAGAATGAATATAAACAGTATATGTCATCGTTACAAAAGATGTATGATGAATTTGTTTTACGCGATCCATACTATAAAGAATTAATGTACCGCTTATTGCAAATAATTGAAAAAAACAACGGTATATTACAATCTGATATTACAAAAGATTTTCAACATGCAGACTGGGGAAAATTACAGCAGTATAACAGGTCGACTCTTAAAGATGATATTTACTATGCCCTATATTTCGCTGAGAGATTCGGACATGTGGTTAGAATAAAAAAAGGAAATTCCTATTTATTGTATTTACCAGGCACAGAACCAAAACACAAAATCGCAACTAACCATGATAATAAAATTGATATTGGGAAATACTCACCACTAACTTTTTCGACTCTAGCTAATGATTATGAAAAAAAAGCAAGTGAAGCCTATAAACAGGAAGACTACATTTCATATATAAACTATAAGTTAAAGAGATATTATTATTTGCATTGTGGAGCAGCCTTTTCTACCATGATACCTTGTGATGATCTAAATATTTTTGAAGATACTCTAAAAAAGAATGTTTTTCCAAATTCAGGAACCAGTAGAGATTTTCAGTCATTCAAGAAACTAGGCATCCATGATATAGTCCCAACAATGAACGAAGCCTTTATTGAATTTATGAGTAATTATAAACAAGATTTATTTAAAATCAAATCAATGATGAACGATTATTATCATAAATGGGAAAATATGACTTCTTTTGATCGTGTAAAATTTGTGGAAGAATTAGAAGCACAATTTACAGCAGAATATATAGGCTCAATTGATCAATATTATTTCATTTATGAAAATTCTTTCTTACATCAAAAATTTGAACAATATGAAACGGGAGAAGATTATAATAGTTGGTGGCAATCAACTGCAATAAAAATAATTAACAATGCTTTAAAAAATGTAAAAAATTAACCGGCAAAAAGTACCACCTCAAATCTTGCCGAACCTTAAAAAATTCAAAGGATGTAAAGGAGGTAACCTTGAAAACGGCAAAAACTTTAGTCAGTGTAAATTTCAATACGTAACGGACCGGCACAAAGAATGCTGTTGTCAAGTTTGCAACCGGCCTCTTGGGAAGCCCAGCGAATTTCACACTCACTGTGCGGTAACAGATTTAAAACATATACCGGTTCTACGGTATCTTTATCGCTCTTTTTCTGATTCTTTTTAAGCTTCATTGTCTTATACATTATTTTTGTAGGATATTTTTCACCCAGAAGAACCACAGTGCCCGCTTGATAAACCGGAATAAAAAGCGGTATTCCCCGTTTTGTACTCGCGCTTTGTCAAGCTCATAGTCAGCTTCCGCTTCGTAGTACACTTGCCGCTTTTCCCAATCTGCTTCATCTACTCTTTTGCAATACATAATCACCTCATCTTAATAAAAAAGTGCGGGACGCTTACGGAGGCACTAATTAATTCAATTGAGAATTAATCAGTGCCCACATTTAAAATCTGTTGTTTCAAAAATGTTCAGAGCCACCATTAGAAACAATGAAGGAGATACTTTGCTTTTGCAAAGTATGCTGTTAAATGGCGTCAAGCATTTAATTAGCGTTTACTTACCCACACTTGCCTCATCTTATTCCTTGCCGAGCAAAAAGCCGAAAACCGCCAATGCCGCAGCACCCATAAATGCTATTAAAATAGTCCCCGAAAATAAAACGGAACCCGCTACAATCAAAAGCACAACCGCCGTATACAATGCAATCAAAGCGGCAACCCGTTTCCGCCCTTTCAAATGCCGAACCGTGGCAATTGTCCCCGCAATGCTGCCGGCAATAATGGCGACCGCTCCCAGCGCGTCAAACGCCCAGTACGAACTGTAACTCATACAAATTGCTCCGACTGCAATGACCGCAAGGATAACGAACAAAAACACCTTTTTCATTTTTCCTCCCATGTGAAAAAATTTTAATACCAAAAAAAAGCCGGTGATAACCCACACCGGCAAGGTTAAGGAGAGTTGTCGGCAAATACCAAACCGATTACTCACATACTCGAACGAGGTTTGTCCTTATCATAGCACAAAGATATAAGCAAGATGTAATAATAGCGATTAAAAAAATATGATTGACTTTTTATTAAGAGTAGAGTATACTTAAAACAAGATAGGATAAGGCAAGAGGGTGTATGGTTGTTGGTTCATACCTTCAGACCTGCGAAACCGCCCGACTGGTAACAGAGGGATGTTGGTGCTACCTGATTCCTATCTTATTTTTTGTAATTGTATCAAAAAAGACTAGCCAATGGCTATCATCCGGCTATCAACAAAGCCTAAATTTCTTAGTGTTGAAAACAAGGGTTGCGAGAACAGTTCTCTAAAAGAATCTGAATCATCATTTTTTGCATATTCAAAGATATTATAAAGTGAAAAGTTTTTTGCAACGGAAAATGACCCGGTAAGTTCTTTCGATTCATAACCATAAGCATAAGTAACTTGAGTATCATCTTCTTCAATTTTTTTTATAAACCACCACATTAAAAATACCCTTTTAATTTTTTAGCCAATTTAGCCCAGTTAAATTTTTTATTTGCTGCTTCATGAGCTTGCTTATAAGTATACTCTAATTCACGCATTAAAGTCAACTCTAAATATTCATGTTTTAATAATACCAAATCTTCAGGTAAAAAATCACCGGATTGCAAGCGTCGCCATGCTTCAGATATTTTATAAGATTCTGCAAATCTAACTTTTTCACCATCAATCTCATGTTCGGTAAAAAATATATGTTCCTTTATAGCTTCTATTTTGTCTGCACTCATTTTTGCATTTTGAGCAATTTTTTGTATATCCGATTTCCTCTTTCTAATTTCCTCATAATATAGTTTTGCATGTTGTTCTTGCCTTATATATTCAGGATCACCCCATGATCCGGATTCAATAATTGTTTTTGCTCCGCCATAAAAATTGTTTATTTTTTCTGTCAAAATATGACTGATATTTTCATTTCGCGATTTCCCCTGATTCCAGTTAAAACTGGGATGCACGCCTTTCGGCACCCGCTCAATCGTTCCTTTGCGCTCATTATAATAAGTCCGGTACTCTTCAACCGGTCGCGTTGTCCGTACCTTGATTACCCCGCCGCCTGAGCCGTCTGCTCTCGGCGGCACTTGTATACCGTCTCGCTCATACCTCTTTTTTCTAACTTCAGTAACAGCCCTCGTGTAGCATTTGCACCCGTAGCCGTTCGGCGGTAAATGGGCATCCCACCACGGATCATCTTTCGACAAAATAAGTCCGTTCCAAGCAAGATGCTGTTCACGATGCCTTTTGCTGTTTCCCACACAATACATCAAATACGGATGTAAATCGCTTGCCATTGTCGCGTCATATTGCCCTTTTTGATACGCACTTCGTAAGTTCACATTATAAATTGTTTTTAACCTGCGGTCGCTTCCAAGCTGAGCCGTAACAATTTCGCCGGTAACCGGATCAATCATATCCTTTTTACCCCACCAACCTTTTTGCTGCAAAATCGGTTTTATGTTTTTTTTGAAATGTTCAAACGACTGTCCGTCCTCAATCGCCTTTTCAACCGCCTTTTTCATATCACTCAACACATCAACCTGCATTGCCTTTGCAACGGTAAAAGCGGTCGCATGCTCTTCATGCCACACATCCTTGTAGCTGAAGCTCACTTTCAAGGTTTTGTTTTTAATGTACGCTAACGCTTCTTTCGGGACAAACTTATCGCTCATTTTCGGGTTCCTCGGCAAAATGTTCCGTACCATCCGCACGCGCCTTAAAAAATGCAATCGCCATGGTGCGGGCTATCTTTTTGGCATCCCAGCCGGTAACTAACTTTTCAAGTTCCGCCTCAAAGCTTTTAAAATCTGTTGCTGTATCCGCAGCCTTTTCAAGCACTTCCGTAATGTCGTCGGTTATTTCGACCAAGCCGTTTGCCGTCTCATCATCGAACATTTCATCGTCATCACTTTCACCTTGTGAAACATCGATTGCATTCATTGCAATGCCGGACACTTGGCGATTGAGTTCAGGCATTACAGGCATAGGCGGCGTTAAAACTTCGTCGTCCTTTTCCGGCGTCGAAAGTCCTAAAAGCCCTTGTATTTCCTGTACCTTTACTTTCAGTCCAAGCGGTACAAGCTGCCGAACCGAGTTCACAATAAGCTCGACATTTTTTGGCTCAACATATTTTATTTTAAGTTTCGGATACCGTTCCTGTTTCCCGAAATTAAAATTCACATACGGAATAACGAGGTCGCGGTTCAAGGTTTGTTCAAGCTGCCTGACATCCGCTTTCAAAATATCCTGCCTGACGGTTTGCTGATCTTGGCTGTCTCCGAGTTTTCCCGGCGTTCCTTCCGCACTTGCAGTTTGTCCCAGCACCAGCTTTGATAACTCTTTATCGACCCAGTCTTTTATTTTTTCGTACACATCAGCATTGCTTGCCGTCGTTTTACTTTCGACAATATCAATTTTCATCGATTCCGGAATCACCGCGCCGACATCGGCACCGATTGAAGCGACCGCCCGTTTCAATGTTGCAATATCATCTTCGGTCGCTTTCCGCCCGTATTTTCCCAAACGCACCGGATACCCGAAGCGGTCTGCAAAAGCCGCCCAGCTCGTTACATCGTAAGTTTTAATCAGCCAATAAAAAAGTGCGGTAAACGATAATCCCGAAGTGATTTGTTTCCCGCTTAAAAGATTCGGTTCATGCACGATAAATCGATACGGTTCAAGCGGTACTAACCCCATTCCGTACGGTTCCCGCAAACACAGTTCGCCGCTTTCCTTATCGTAGGCAAACCAACGCGGGTCGCGAAATAAAAAAGCCCTCGGCTTCCACCGTACCCCGCCCGTATCCCAAACGATTTCATTCACACTGAAACCTTTCCCCAGTGCGTCCAGTGCATTCTTCCGCAGCTCGGTAATATCGGGATGCTCTATAATATCTTCCGTAACGGCTTCCGCAATATCCAAAGCCTTTTTATCATCGCTTACCGCTTTGACATATAAATCCAAGCCTTCAACGGCATGCTTTCTCGTTGAAAGTACCGATCGATAGTGTCCGTCCCGCTCTTCCAACTCTCCGGCAATTTCCAAATACTCCGCAGGAATCTCACCTCGCCGCACCGCATCCAAAATCGCCGCCAAGCGCTCCGGTGTTAGCCCTGCCACCAAACCGCCCGACCACAAGTCGCGGTTTGAGTTTGCCACAGGCGTTGCCCGCTGTTCCGTTAAATCGCTTTTCTTTATCGTTTCTTTTAATCGTCCCAATTTTGCCATATATCAACCCTTCCGGTTTTAAACCCGTTTTTAATCTGTACGCACTCATATCGATACGGCTGATATCCTGTTTCATAACTTTGTCGCACTGCAAAATGAGCCATAACCTTCGCAATACACGCATCCCCGTGCCGTTTATCGCCGATACTCCCCGACCGTTCCGTAATCAGCGGAACACCTTGCACAATTTTTACCGCATTAAAATCATTGCGGATAAAATCATCGAGCGGTACCGTTGTCGTTTTATCTTCCAACGCACTTTTAAGTTTCGGAAAATTTTCCGCATACCACTTGCGACTTAACATCACCTGATACACATATCCGGGCCATTCTTGTGCGGCATACTCGGCAATCATTTGCCCGTTACCGCGCGAATCAAAAGCCGCACCTTCAAAGTCTTTTACCTCATTTCCGATGAGCTTAATCATTTGCCACTGCTGTGCAAAAGGAATATTGCGAAGCTCAATCACGCAAAGTGTTTTTGTCTCTCGCTCTTTGATTATTTCATCCAGCCAAATAACGGTTAAATCTCCCGAACGGGCAAAGTCTTCGCCCATCACGACGGCGTTCTCCGTACTCTGCAGCACCGGCTTAATTTCCTTAAACCACTTATTTATTTTCCGTTCCCGCTTCCATTCGCTTTCAAAAGTAAAGCCGTCGCTTTCGCTAAACCGAAAAACAGGCACATCTTCTTTGACGCTGTCAATGAGCGCTATCGGAAAATACTTTGTTCCGGTTGTTGTCGGATTGCAGTATAATTCCTCATCCGCTCCGTCTCCATAATTTTTTATCAAAGCGGTAAGCCACTCGGCTTCTTTTTCCGTGCTCCATTCTTGATTTTGTACATCGCAAATCCGCTTATATAAACCGTCTTGCAATGCTTCGCTGATAGTTGTTCGGTGAAGAGAATAATCTTTTTTACCCTCGTGTATCTCTTTGATAATATCGTTAAAAGGATTATCCTCTCCATTATGCGTACTTAAAATTGCAACGGAACCGCCCCACATTTGCAGTGCCAACGCAGCTTTTAAAAGTTCCGGTAAATCATCGCAGAATGCCGCTTCATCGATAATCACATGCCCTTGCTTTGAACGAAGCGATCGGGCTACCGACGGTAAGCCCCAAATTTCAAAGCCGGAATCAAAGCGTATTTTGTACACCGTGATGTCCTTATCTTCGTCTTTGATGACAAGCTCTTCCAAATCTCCGCATGCAATGTTTAAAAGTTTTGCCCAAAAAGCAGCATCATTGACAAATTGCTGCGTCATCTCTTTTGCGTACGACAAATAATAGCAGCTCATGCCTCCTTCTTTTTTTGATAAGGCTGCAAGCAGTACCGAGTACAAGGCTTCTACATAACTTGCGCCGATTCGTCTTGATTTTTCCCAAACCTTGACAACCGCATGATCGCTCACCCACGCTTTTTGATAACCGAGCAATATGTCTTTTTTTAAAGCCTCTTCAATGGTCATCTTTGTATCCTAAATATTTCCGCAACGATTGTTTCAAGCGTATCTTTGCTAAGACCTTTTTTCTTGCCGACTTCTTTTACTTTTTCAGCCGTCTTCGCCAACACCGCTTGTCGTATTTCCTCTTCCCGCTCCGCATTTAATTTTTCCGCTTGCTCAAGGTCTTTTAATCCTCGCGAAACTTTGAAAATAACATCGGTCATCAGCTTCGGATCAACCGCTTCACGCTCTTTAAGCTCATCCAACTCCGAAATTAAATCAAACGCAACAAGCCGAACCTGTTCATTCACGACTTTACCGAGCCGGTTCCTTGTATCGCTTCCGTACTTTTCCAAATACGCCTCGGCAACTTCTCGCGCCTGCCTGTTTTTTTCGGCAAACTTTTTCATCCGCTGCGCATACCGATTGAGCGCGCTTTTTGAAATGAGTGGCTCTCCCGCTTCCGCATTTATTACATCAACGATTTCAATCTGGGTAACATCAGGACGATTCAATAATTCAATGAGCTTTTTTCGCAAATCTTCCGGCAATCTATCGACGGTGCTTTTTTGACCCATAGCATTTTCCTTTATTCCGTAAAAGGCGGATCAATGCCTTCGGCTCTCGTGTAACCCAACGCAACATCAAGACCTGCTCTGCTTAAATGCACCAAAATCAAAGCCGCTTCGCCGAGCCGCTCGGTACTAACATAGCCGCACCGCTCAAGCCACGCAATCAGTGCATTAACATCCTGCAAGCTCAGCGTATGTCCGTAACTTCTTAAAAGGCGCTGCAACATTTCGTTTGAAAGTGTCCTGCCGGAATCTTTTTCAAGTCCCTGCAAAATCAAAACCCGTTGATTCGGTAAAAAAATATTATCCATTATTCTTTTCCTTTCGGTGTGTTATTGATAAACCAATTTTGTATCGCCTGCAAAATCGGACGCATGCCTTTTAGTTCGCCTTCGATATTACTCATCCGCTGCTGCATTGATTGCACCAAAGTACTTTCAAGCGCGTCGATCCGTTTTTCCATTCTGACCGTGTCTTCTTTTCTCGCTTGTGTTTCATGCTCTAAATCTTCATGGACATCGGCTTTAAAATCGCTCATCTTATTTTCTTGCTGTTTCCGCCAATACTGAAAAATGCTGAAACACAATCCGAAAACCGATAGAAAAGTTCCGATTGCCGTAAAAACAAACTTTGCTACTTCCATATAGTCTTAAAAGTTCAGTATCGCAAATTTATTCCGATACCGACTCCCATTCCTCCCGCGAATCCTATACTTACCCCGCCCAAGCCCCAGAGCCAATACTTTATTTTTGCTTTATGTAACTCCGTCTCAAAGCCTTCCGCCTTCGCTTTCCAATATTCCGCTTCCGGTTTAAATGCAAGCACGCCTTGTTTATACCCTGCATTGTAACTTTCGGTGATTGCAGCTTCAGCTTCTTGCATCAC